TGGCAGCTAAATTGACATTTGAAGTGATTACAACATTTGAAGCAGTAATATCTACAAAGTCAGTTTGCAATAAGCCTGAAGAAATGTAATCCACTCCATAAGTTAAAGCAACACCCAAAGTATTTGAACCATCGCCTCTCATCTTAAACGAGTAATTGGTATCTAATCCTGAAACGGAATAGACGTTTACTAAAACAATCGAATCAATACCACTACTTGAAATCGTGTTTATGAGGTTTCCATCTTGGTATATGTCTACATAATAAACACTTGAAGATGTTACCGAGTTAACGTTAAGCGTGATAACGTGCCGAATGATTTGATTGTCTATGAATTGTACTTGGATTTCATCCGTTGTTGTATTAACATAATTCGTTAAATCATAAGTTGTGTAGCTTGGAGTTACTGAAGTGAAATCAATGTCTTGTTCAATAGAACTTGTAATTAATGTTTCCTTATTTTTAAACCATAAAAACAATTTAGTCAAACGCTCATCGGTCAAGAATGTTCCCTTAAAAGTTATTCCGTATTTTGCTTCGATAGCCTCAAGCACTTTAGTTACTCTCAAGGCAGGGAATAGTTCGTCTTTATCTATCGCACCTGACGTTGTGTAAATATCATTTACTGTGAGTGTATTTACTAACCAATTCGGTAAGGGTACATTGGCAGGAATGGAGTTGTATTCCCAAATCCTGTTAGACGTTACTAATGGATATTTAATATCATAGTAATCCGTTGCATCTTCAATTCTATATAACACCTCATCGGAGGTATAATCGTGAGTGTATGAAGTATAATCCAAATCTGAAAGTAAGTCCTCGCCAAATAAATCTTTAAGCGTTACTCCCTGACCAAAGAATGTGATTTTATACGCTGATGGTTTGCCGTTTGTAATTACTGCTCCGTCTAATTGTATCTTACCCTTTCTGAATGTTGTTAAGTCAATCTCTATGTATCCGTCTTTACGTATATTTTGGTCAGTAGTTGAATTTACATCTGACTGATACCAATGCTCAAAGATAACGTTATTGTGTGAACTTGCAGGAACGGTAAATCCTTGAGAAAAATCCGTATATGTTTTGGATAGGTCTTGAACGTTTTGAATGGATGAGGTTACTTGTATTGCCTCATCTTGGAATAACTCAATGCGTTCTCCCTCTATGTATAGTTGTACTTGTCTATTCATTACACTACCGAGTTAATCGTATCGTATGCGTATTCAAATTCCATCTCATAACTTATCAAACTTGAGTTGATAGATTTCTTTAAGTCAATGGATTTCGTGTTTAGCTTCGCTGCTTTCTCATCAATTAAAATTCTTTCGCTTAACATCATTTGTTTGATTACCTCATTGAAGCTCTCATTTACCCAATCAGTATTCACTCTGATAGTTTCCTTTCCGTTAGCATTAAATACTTTTCTTTGCCCTTCTTTCGTATCGTATGTAGGATAGCTTTCAGGCATCAAATTATACTCCGTATTTTCAACGCTTAAACTATCGTAACTTGCTTTAAAAAACCATTCGCGTTGCCAAGCACCAAACTTATTTACAAAATCTATTTGAATTGGTGTGTATTTGCACTCCTCTTTAGGAATAAATGTAGCCGAATAAAGCACATTTAAACCTCCATCAATAATCTCTAATAAGTTACCATCAGCATAGTTACCGCTTCGTACTCTTGGCACATCTCTCCATTCGTTTGTTGTTAGTGCCGTTGTTGAAACCGCAGATGTATTTAAGTTCGTATATCTTACCGAATTACCGCTACCAGTATAAAGAGTTAACCATCCGTATTCTCCTGACAAGTCATAGTTATAAGTGTACGTTGATGAACTCAAAAGATAGTTGCCTAACGCAGGATTTGAACCATCCAAGTAGAATCCGTAGCCATCCAAACCAAAATGCGTTTGAGTTGTGCCTACCTGAATAAAGCTCGTAGATATTTTCTTAAATAACTTGAGTCCTATATTGCACCATTGAGTTGATGGAGTAGCAGAAATTACTGTTGTAATCGTTTGCAATGATGCGTGTGAAATATACTCTCTAATGTACGGAGAAATGTCATAGTAAGTTGCAGGATTGTTTGATGACGGAATGAGTTTAGAAAGCGTATATTGAGGTGTGGTAGGCATTGCACCTGAACCATTCCAAAGGAAGATTTCTATTTTCGTTTCGATTTGCCCTGTTTCGTTAATTGTTACGATGTAAGGACTCCTTGCATTTATGTTAGCCATTTTCTAAAATTGTATCTATTTGTTCATTAAATAATTCTATCGCATCTAATCCGTATTCTTCTATAAGTTCTTCAGGAAGATTCTTATATGCTGCCTCAAATGGCTTGGTAAAAAACAAACTCGGTTTGATGCCGTTCCTGTAAACACTTCTTGCAATCAAAAACGATAAACTTTTACGCTTTGAAAACTTACCTCCGCTATCTCTTGGTGCTAATCCTTTTCTCGTTATCCATTTATCAAATGCTTTTGATGGAGGCATCTTTGATTTATACGAGTAAGGTGTATTGTATTTCTTTTTAACACCTGAAACCCCTGCATCTTGATAAACTCCGTAATCCTCCATTGAGAACTCAAGAGTAAAGCTATTCTGATGCACTTTTAAATCTCCTTTAATTGAGTTATATAGCTTTTTAGACGAGTTCTTTTGAGTCCTCGTTAAGTTGCGTTTAGATTGACTGATAACGTGATTCCTAAAACGCTCTAAAGCCTTTTTAACTCGCTCTTGTTCCATTAGCAGATTGTTACCTCGTTAGGAATTAAGATGTCAAGAGTCATAGTCCACCCTGCCAAGTAGTTTTCAAACCTTTCAGTAAATGGCTCACAAGTAGGATTGCCATCAATAACATATTTGTCATCCCACAAATCTCCGTGCAATAACATCGCGTAAGCTCTATTCAATACTTCTAACTGCGTATTAAGTACATCCTGTTCGTTGGAGTTACCTCTGAAGATGTCAGTAGTTTCTTCTTTTGATATGTTTACGATGTCCATCGCAATCAGCGAAATATTAAACCTTACTACGTTGGTTTCAAACGTTGCATTGTTTACCATCAAATGCACCAAAGGAAAGATTGTTTGCTTGTTTAAATCAACATCAAATATATCTCCCTCCGTTATAGTGTTTACTATTCCATCAGTTTCAAAGTGAGTGCGTATCGCAGTAGTTATGTCGTAGAATCCTTTCATCTTCTTAATTGTCTTTCAAGTTGTTTTCTTTCGATTTCGTTTTTTTGTTTCTCGAATGTGAGATAGGTGAGACACCGAGTAAGTCTTGATTTGGCAACGTCATCAAACTTTGTGATGTCCCCTTGAGCAATTGCATATAGGCTTTGATACCATCCCCATCTTTTGCTAAATTGAGTTGTTTCGCTAAAGTCTGCGACAACGTCTTGTTCTTCTTCACTTGGCTCTCCAAATAGTTCAGGGTAGCTTGTAGTAATTCGCTTTCTAAATTCCAAAAAAAAACCGATGCTCCGATGCAGATGTCTAATGGAGCAAACTTCATTAAGTCTTGTAGTCCTATGTTTGGATCGTAGTCAATGATTTCGTACTTATCCTTTTTTCGTGTTTTGATAGGTCTATATAATACCGCCATTGCCTTATGGAAGTTATCCCAACTCTGCAAATGCGAATCTAAATCTACATACTCGCCAAAGGTTATTTCTTCAAGTTCAGGAATGAATCCAAACTCCATTTCTTCTATCTTGAATGTTGGTTTAAATTCAGGCTTTTGATTAAACAATTGCGTAAAGTGTGATATAAGTTCATTGAGTGATGTGAGCTTAATCTTTGCCACATCTGATAGCCTTATTCCGCAGAATATCTCAATCATTTTTTGAGCAATGAACTCCTCATCATTTGACTTATCTCGCATATTCAAGAAGTCTTGGTAATGCTTTAGAGGTATCTCCCCTAAACTTGTAGGAACTTTGATTTCTACTTCCATATTTATTAGACGTTATTTTGTTCTTTTTGTAACACGTAGGAATAGGCATCAGCTAACATCTTTGTGTGCCTCCTAACATTGAAGATGTCATTGAATATAATGTGAACTCTTTTGCCAGTTTTATCTTTGATGTACTGCTCAACTACTGCTATCATTTTAGGCAGCTCATCGGATTGCGTATTTTCCATAGTTTGCTTTTAGTCCGAGTGCTTCCATTTCGTGATAACGTAAAGCATCAATGGCGTGATTGAAATGGTCAATAGGTTTGTTCATTCTTGCTCCTTGCTTATCGGTATCCCAACAATAAGAGCGTAGTTCTTTGATAAGGTTAGTGCTTTGCTTGGTAACTAAATAGTCTTGCCTTTGCATTACGTCTATTCCGAAGTTGATTGAGTCCTTTCCTTTAGTTACTCCTTTAATCGTCTTTCCGTAGCGTTTGATTTCTTCGATGGATTTAGGCTCTGCACTATCAGCATAAATAACTACTCCTGACGGAAGTATCTTTGCAATGTCAGAATTAAGCATCCCTGTTCTATAGATTATTTCGTTTACTATTCGTTTATCATTCCAATTGTAAATTCCTATTGCTGCCGTTGGGTCATTCGTGTAACCGAAGTCTAATCCTACGCCTATCAGTTTGGCATCTTCAGGCAGAAAGTCTATTTCTTTCCAATTATTGAAGACAACTCCCTCAAGGCTTCCTATCTCTCCGAGTCCATACACTCGCCACCAATTAGCCCAATAAGAACTCGTTTGTGCTTTATCTCGGTTCTTCTCTATTTGAGTTACTATTGATTCATCAAGTGCTTCGTTGTC